GTTCTAACGAACCCAGTATCTCACTCTCCCCGAATCTTTCGATTCTATTTGAGTGGAAGTGCTTATCACTATTTTGTATTATTACCTTCTCTTTCAACTAATAATCTTAGTTGATTTAGATAAGGTTTTAATAATGCAGATCTTGATCTGGCTATCACTTCATTAGGACGAATAGGTTGTAATCCTTTCAAACTAGGAACTGGTCTTATAGGATCAGATTCCAAAGTTTTGGAGGCTTCCAACCCGGACGTTAACTCTCTAACTGAGATTATATTCTCCATCTTAAGAGATGTTGATTTATCTAAGCTAGATATAACAGGAAGATATTCCCTGTGAGTTACCGAGATTCGGTCCCAAGGAATAAAAAACATGATAGAGCTAAGTAATCCTTGTATAACTAAGTTATACTTGGTTTTCTTGGCTACTAATCTGTCTATTTCCCTTTCTCTAATTTCAATGATTGCTTGTAATAAACAATCGTTTATTTTAGAGACATCATTAACCTTATATGACTCCCAAGAAAGAGATATTAAATCTTGGACTTGAACCATAAAAGGCTTATTTGATGTGGGAAGTAGCGAGAATTGTTTGAACTTATTAACCAGATATGAAATCTTTCGTGTCTGGTTCTTAGGAACACTCAATTCTACGATTTTATTCCAGAAGTCTGGAGAGTTGCTCTGTAAATAAAGAGGAAGAAATCCTCTTTCTTTAGCAGATTCCAACGCCTGTGCTAGAAGAGGATATATACTTATATTTTCAACTAGAGCAGTAATTGGAAACTGAGTTATTTCAGAACCTTTGTAGTAGAATCTTTTAGCAAATTCAAATAGGTTTTCACCTATGTGAGTTTTTACTTTTGAGATTTCTACTCCAAGTTCTGACATAACCTCCAGATAGCTAGTAGCTAACTCTTTATCCATAATGACTATGTCGTCTCCTAAAAGACGATATGGAAGGTCATTCAATTTCATACCTATTCTTAGTGCACTTATGTGTACTACGATATGGTGTGAAAGAGAAAATACCCCTCAAGAGCTTTTAGCTCCTAAAGGTTGACCTGTAGCAAAACGTATTGATTTACCGTTGGGTAATTCAAAATCGTATCCTACCATTATGTGAGCTCATGCTTCGCTCTTTTCAAAATCTCCGTACAGATGTTCCACTACTTTCTTTTGGAAAGAAAGAGGGAATCTATCTGTTGCGGCTTTTAAATCGAACGAAGCAAAGAACTTATATCCTCCGTAAAGAAGAGACCTAAAACCTTCATTCTGATCGAATGTCGAGTCTTGGGGTATTCCTTTTAATATACCGAACACATGGTCATGAAGGCTTGATAAAGCCATCTGACTTATGTATTCAAATATAGCAAAAGGTCTACTTTTCCCTTCTTTATCTTCTTTAATAGAAATCTTTCTAAGCCTATTAGTCTTTGCCGGTTTTATGTTGAATATATTCATATACATAGCCTTGCAATGTTCTAAAAAAGCTTTTAAAGACAGTACTGATTTTCCGAAGTAAGAATCCTTACCTCCGTTTAAATCAATACAGCTATTAAGAAGAAGCTCTGGAAGATTTAATAAATCTTCCATTGCTCTTAGGATAGATAAACCGTTTGGACCGGCTGTAGAGATTCAAGTGAATCCTGAAAATTCAGTATTCATAGAACCTCGTCTAATGCCCATTTTATTTAAAACAATAGATATTTCTGATTGAGGAATAGAATCTTTATAAGAACTATTCTCCGTCATAGTATCTGTTGCTATAATATTAGGGTCTCCTTTTATAAGCTTTCCTACTTGTAATAAAGTAAGAACTCATTGTATTAGGAGTTTATCTCCTTCTAAAATTCTCCTCCTTATTTCATAAGGAAGGATTTTTGGAAGTTGATCATTAGATAAGCTTATTCCAAACGGACGAGGTAACTTTTCACCAGAAAGAGTCTTGGTGATAGATAGTCTGCATAACTTGATATAAGTTGCTGCAGCTAAATATCCCCTAGTATTATATAAAATGTTAACTTTATATAATATCTTTCTGATTAAGTTACTTCTGTTAGTTAGCGAAAGATCTTTAAAATAATACATAGTGATAAACATCATTAAATTTTTAAATAAATTTAGTTTTGTTTTCATGATTGTATAAAATTTTAAAGTAAGTCTCAGTTTCCTGAGCTTATCCTCTCCATAGGACCCTTAAATAACTTATAAGGTAGTCCCGTAGGGAAGCGGTAAGTTTATACTGACTTTAGCCTTGTCTGGTCAGGTGTAGATCTGCTGAAAATTGAAAGGGGAGCTTCGCAAGAAGGTTCTTCCAAAGGGTATTACAGATGCTAC